CTTGAAAAGGAGCCGCAGAAATGCACCTGGGACACCTGACAAATCTGGACGCCAATGAGCAGATCTTCTTTGCCCGCGAGCTCGAGCACATCAAGGCGAAGACCTATGACATCCTGCGGGAGGTCTTGAAGATCCGCAGCATTGTGCCTGTCAGTAACGAGGCCGGATCGTATGCTCAGACGATTACCTATCGGCAATACGATCAGACAGGGGTGGCAAAGATCATTAGCAACTATGCGGATGATCTGCCTGTCGCCAACATCAAGGCGCGTGAACACAGCAGCCCTGTGCGATCGCTTGGCATTGCCTTCATCTATTCGCTGATGGACATTCGGGCCTCGCGGGCCACCGGCAAGCGTTTAGACTATCGCGAACAGATGGCGGCTGTAAGGGGCATGGCCGTCACCACCGAACGTATCGGGGCCGAAGGCGACTCCGATGCCGGTCTGGGTGGGTTCCTGAACAACGCCAACGTGACGCTCATCAGCGCCGATGATCCCGGTGCGGGCACGCGGTGGATTGCCGACAGCAAAACGGCCGCGCAGATTCTGTATGACTTGTCGTATGCGGCCAACTATATCATCGATCTCACCAAGGAGGTCGAGGAGCCCGACACGCAGCTCCTGCCGACGCTCGAGTACGGGCATATTGCCACCAAACCGATGTCGGAGTCGGACAGCAACCCAAGCAACACGATCTTGAAGTTCCATCTGTCGACCAGTCCGTGGATCAAGACGGTTGGTAGCTGGAACCGGCTAAAGACCGCCGACGATGCAGGTACCGGGCCGCGCATGGTGACGTACAAACGCAGTCCGGAAAAGGTCACCCTCGAGCTCCCGCAAGAGTTTGAGATGCTGGCTGTGCAACAGGAAAATCTTTCGTACAAAACCCCCTGCCATATGAGGCACGGTGGTGTGATCTTCTACTATCCGTTGTCGTGCCTGTACATGGACGACATCTAAGAGGTCCGCATGATCTTGGTGGAAAACAGGGAAGCGCGTGTCCTAGGCCCTGCCATACCGCAGGAGCTGGGTTTCCTGCAGCTCAAACCGGGTGTCAATGCCGTGCAGGAGGAGCACTGGGAACATGCGCTCAAGACGGGCTTTGTGAAAAGGCGCCTGGGCAAGACGCTGATCGAGCGCGGAAAGACGGACAATGGCAAGGGTCTCGCCGGCATGGTCCCCCTCAAGGCCCTTGAGCTCGTCAAGGGCACTTTGGACATCCGGCAGCTCGAGGAGTGGCGAGAGTCGGAAAGACGCGCCAAGATCACCAAGGCCATTGACAGGCAGATCTCTGTCCTGAACGAGGGGCGCCGCGGATCTGAGGAAGATTGAGGTCGGCCATGGCTGTGTCCGCCTCCGACGTCAAGGGCATGGCTACTGAGCTGGCCTCGGTGTCGGATGCCGTTGTAGAATCCTGGATCGCCAAAGCACTCCTGAGCATCAATGCCGCAGCGTATGGCGACAAGGCAGACAGCGCCACGCAATATCTCGCCGCTCATTATATCACATTGGCAGAGAGGGCTGGTGCAGGGGCATCATCAGGCACGGGGCCTGTTGTGCAACGCAAGGTGGGGGATGTCTCTACGACATTTGCCGTGGGCTCTATGGCGGCCAAGGATGCCATGTTGATGTCCACAGTGTGGGGTCAAATGTATCTCTCCTTGCGCGGATCGGTGTTTCCGGATAGGCGTGTGTAATGGCGGCCGGAATAATAGACAAGGATCATGGTTACAAGGCGCTTGCGAAAATCGTTAAGGGCTTCAAAGGCCACACCGTAGCCGTGGGTGTGTTGGAGAGCAGTGAGAAAAGACCCAAGGAGGAAGGTAAAAAAGAACCGTTGACTAACGTGAAGCTCGCCGGCGTGCATGAGTTTGGGCGCGAGGATGGCAGCATTCCGGCGCGCAGCTGGAACCGTGCGTGGGTGGACGAGAATAGGCAGCTCGTCCTAAGATGGAAACTGCGCCTGGCCAAGCAAGTGGTAAAAGGCAGAATCACCGAGAGACAGGCGCTTGGTCAATTGGGCGAGTCCATAGCCTCCGGCATGAAGGGTCGTATACAAAAGCACATTGATCCACCATTGACAGAAGCCACAAAGAGAGCTCGGGCGAGGCGTTTCAAGCACGGCAAGAGCGGCGACACTCCCCTGATGGATCTTGGTCTGATGGCTAATTCGATTGTGCACGAGGTGCGCGGTGTTAAGTGAGGCGATACTTGCCGAGGCCCGGGCTATCGAGTTCACAAGGGCCGGGGCCCCCTCGTCATCATATGGGCGCGTGGTGCCTGGGGCGACCTCCACTTTTACAGCGCGTGTGGTCGTGCAGCCATTGTCGTCCAGGGAGAGAATGCTTCTGCCGGAAGGCTCGCGCACGAAAGAGAAGGTCAAGATCTACAGCATCACGGCCTTGCGCATAGGATCGCCGGAGGCCGGCACAATCGGTGACAGGTTTGTACGCAATGGTGTGCTGTTCGAGGTGGATGCCGAGGCTTATTGGGCAGGCGACGGATCACACTACCGCTATTGGGCGACCAAGGTTGAACGCTGATGGCAGGCCTTGTCCCATTCGATTGGACCACGGCATTTGACGCCTTGTACACATGGCTGCATGGGCAGCTGGACATACCGGTATGGTGGGAGAACCAGGATCACCCGAGGGGTAGCTATCCCTATGCCACGCTCGGAGTGACAGCAGGCCCTGTGCAGGCGGGCGGAACCGATTTGCGGCGAGTGTCCGAGGATGCTCCCGGGACGGGTGTCTACGAGAAGGCTGTCACCGATCATGAGATGACCATATCATGTCAGGCATTTGTGTCACATGACGGGGACAGCGAAATAGATTTCGACAGCAATGCTGTGGCTCTTTTGTCGATTGCGCATGCATCCCTTGGTCTCAGGGACACTATCAGCACATTGAACAGCGCCGGATTGAGCGTGCGTGACGCAATGCCTGTGAGGAGTTTGCCTCCGTTGGCGGAAGGCTCTTTTGTGGATCGTGCAATTTTTGACATGCGCTGTGGATTAGCTTTCGTGGTTGATCCGGCAGAGTATGTGACGAGCATAGGCACCTTGTATGTGTCGTCGGACATGTCGGGTCAATCCGGTACCGGCGATCTGGACATAGACGACGAGCCGTTTGGAGGCTGACATGTCGCTTGATTCTCTGATCAATGTCACAATCACAGTGCAGGGCGCATCAGTAACGCGTGCAGGATTCGGCACCATCATGCTGTTGGCCTATCACACCAATTGGCCGGAGCGCGTGCGCGAGTACAGCATGGCCACGGTGCTTACGGACATGGTGACGGATGGTTTTGCGACGACGGATTCCGCCTACCTGATGGCAGTGGCTGTCGCCAGTCAGAATCCGCGGCCGCCGACGCTCAAGATTGGGCGTCTGGAGGAGACGCCTGTTGCGCAAAGCATCAAGTGCACACCTACGGCCGTCAACAATGCCACGTATACAGTGGAGATCGATGGCACCGAATTCGAGTACGAAGCGGATGCCACCGCGACCGAGGCCGAGATCACAGCAGGACTCGAGACGGTAATCAACGCCGGCAGCGTGGCTGTCACGGCCACCGACAACTCGACGTACATACAGCTGGATGCGGATGCCGCCGGCACCTATCACCAAATCAAGCTTTCCTGCGACGCAGGCACGCGCCAATGGGAGCGTGATGATGAGACTACGGATCCTGGCTATGCCACGGATCTTGCGGCGATCATCTTGGAGGATGATGACTTCTACGGGCTGGCCATAGAGGCGCACGATGCGGCGGCAATCACAGCCGTGGCTGCCTGGGCCGAGACCAACAAAAAGCTGTTCTGCCCCACCACCGGGGACACAGACTGCCTGGGCAGCGGCAGCACTGACATCATGAGCACGGAAAAGGCGCTGTCCCATGTGCAGACTGCCATCTGGTACTCGGATGATCCCAGCCAGTACTTGGGTGCAGGTGCAATGGCCGAGTCGTTTCCCTACAACCCGGGCGGGCAAAGCTGGGCGCTAAAGACCATTTCAGGTGTGTCCACCGTGTCCATGACGACCACAGAGAAAAGCAATGTGCATGGCAAGTACGGCAACTACTACGTGGCCATGGGA